TGCTGAAGTTATTGATCTTATCAAACCAGAACCAATCAAAGGATTCAAATCTCAAGTAGAAGAAGCAACTCGTCTTCAAGCGGAAACAGGAAATATTATTGCAGTGATGCTTTCGTGGAGAGGAAAAGTTTATTCGATGAAAATGTTCTTTCCTCAAGTTGGATTACCAAATAGAAAAGAGATAACTGCGGAGATTCAAAAAGTTTATCCTGAGGCACAGGTTCTTCAATATAAGGTTTCGACATTGCAACCAGGAATGCCACTAATTCAAGTTATAAATTCAAAGTCGAAGAATTATCTTTTAAATAATGGAAACATTGGTGAAGAAGCGATTGAAGAAACTGCTGCCTGGACAAGAAAGGAAGGTAAGAACAAAAAGGGAGGACTCAATGAAAAAGGTCGTAAATCATATGAGGCAGAAAATCCTGGATCTGATTTAAAAGCACCCCAACCCAAAGGTGGTTCACGTAGAGATTCATTCTGTGCCCGGATGTCCGGAATGAAAAAGAAACTAACCTCAGCAAAAACTGCAAACGATCCAAATTCAAGAATCAATAAAAGTTTAAGAGCCTGGAACTGTTAATATAAGGAGTCTTTATCATGTCAAATGATGTTTATCTTGGTAATCCGCTTCTTAAGAAAGCAAATACTCCACATGAATTTACAAAAGATCAAATTATTGAGTTTGTTAGATGTCAGGAAGACCCAGTTTACTTTGCTAAAAATTATGTAAAGATTGTTACTCTTGATCACGGTTTACAAAATTTTCAACCATATAATTTTCAAGAAAAATTAATTGAAAATTTTCATAACCATAGATTCAATATCTGTAAGATGCCACGTCAGACTGGCAAATCTACTACTGTGGTTGCGTTTCTTTTACACTATGCAGTATTCAACGACAATGTAAACATTGGTATTCTTGCAAACAAGGCAGCAACCGCAAGAGAACTTTTAGATAGACTTCAGACTGCTTATGAAAATCTTCCCAAATGGATGCAACAAGGTATTATATCTTGGAACAAAGGATCTCTTGAATTGGAGAACGGATCCAAGATTTTAGCATCTTCAACATCTGCATCTGCTGTTCGAGGAATGTCATTCAATATTTTGTTCTTGGACGAATTTGCGTTCGTTCCAAATCATATTGCAGATTCATTCTTTGCTTCAGTTTATCCTACGATTACTTCTGGTAAAAATACCAAGGTTATTATAGTTTCAACGCCACATGGTATGAATCATTTTTACCGAATGTGGCATGATGCAGAAAAAGGTAAAAATGAATATGTCTTTACAGATGTGCATTGGAGTGAAGTTCCTGGTCGTGATGAAGAATGGAAAAAGCAGACGATTGCAAATACAAGTGAGCAGCAGTTTAAGGTAGAATTTTTATGCGAATTCCTTGGATCTGTAGATACTCTAATAGCACCAAGCAAACTCAGAACCCTTGTATATGACCACCCTAAGACCCGGAGCGCGGGTTTAGACGTATATGTGCATCCAGTTAAGGAACACGACTATCTTATCACTGTAGACGTAGCCAGAGGTGTAGGAAGCGACTATTCAGCATTCGTTGTGGTAGACATTACAGAATTTCCACATAAGGTTGTTGGAAAGTATAGAAATAATGAAATTAAACCGATGCTATTTCCAAGTGTCATTTATGATGTGGCAAAAAGTTATAATGATGCATATATTCTATGCGAGGTTAATGATGTTGGAGATCAGGTAGCATCAATTCTTCAATATGATTTGGAGTATAATAATATTCTTATGTGTTCAATGAGAGGAAGAGCAGGTCAAATAGTTGGACAAGGTTTTTCTGGAAAGAAAACTCAACTTGGTGTTAAGATGTCCAAAACTGTTAAAAAAATTGGATGTCTTAATCTCAAAACAATGATTGAGGAAGATAAATTATATTTAAATGATTATGAGATTATTAGTGAATTAACAACCTTTATTCAAAAACACAATTCCTTCGAGGCAGAAGAAGGTTGCAATGATGACCTTGCAATGTGCCTAGTAATATATGCATGGTTAGTTGCACAAGATTACTTTAAAGAACTTACAGATCAGGATGTAAGAAAAAGATTATATGAAGAACAAAAAAATCAAATAGAACAAGATATGTCACCATTTGGGTTTTTAAATGATGGTTTACATGAAGAATCAAGTTTTACTGATGTAGATGGTGATAGATGGCATGTTGATGAGTATGGTGATAGGTCCAATGAATGGGAATATATGTGGAAATATTAATGGATTTGGATAAGCAAATAAACTTGGGACATTTATTACTTACAGATAGAAAATGTAGAGTATGTGATGAGACAAAAAATTTGATTGATGGGTTTTATAGAACTCGTAAAGACAGAGGTGCAGTATTATCATCATATTCTTATGAGTGTAAGGAGTGTACAGTAAAAAGAGTAACTCAACTTAGAAAGAAGAATTCCCCATTAGTTAATTGGGAATATCCTGATTGGTAGATATTCACGTCCCATTTCCCAGATGTAAAGTAAGATTTTAATAAATATTTTCAGATAAACAGAGAATTACGGAGAAAAAAATGGCGACTCCTCAATTATCTCCAGGCGTACTCGTCAGAGAGGTTGATTTAACAGTAGGAAGAGCTGATAATGTTTTAGATAACATTGGAGCGATTGCTGGTCCTTTTGCAATTGGTCCAGTTGAAGAACCAATTGATATTACCACAGAAAATCAACTTATTAATGTATTTGGAAAACCTCTATCTACAGATGCACAGTACGAATACTGGATGAGTGCATCATCTTTCCTTTCTTATGGTGGCGTTCTTAAAGTTGCTAGAGTAGATGGAAGCAACTTAGTAAATGCTAATGCCATTCGCAATTCTTCTGGAATTTCAACTGCAGGCGAACCTTCGCTTAAAATTAAGAACTTTGATGATTACGAAGCAAATTATGCAGACGATATTGCAAATTATATCTTTGCAGCAAAGAATCCTGGTTCTTGGTCAAATAACTTAAAGGTATGTGTTATTGATGATAAGGCAGATCAAATTCTAACTGTTGGCTCTGCATTTACATCAGTGGCATCAATTGGAATGGGAGTAACCACCACTCTCGCCAACGTTCCTTCAGCAGGTATAGGAACTACCTCAGTATTTAATGGTTATCTGAAAGGAATCATTACTGGAATTGGAGCAAGCACAATTGATGTAAAAATTAATTCACTTGTTTCAATTGCAGATGTTGAAACTGAAGTGACTTATGCTCAAAAATCACAATTAGCATCATTTACAGCATCAACTGGTGGCGGAAATTTAACCGTCAATCTAATCACAAGTGCAGGAATTGCAACAACATCTTCTACCATCAACACTGGAACTAGTCCAATTCGTGACTGGTACGATCAACAAACTTTAAGTTTGACAAACACTTCAATTTTTTGGAAATCAATTGCTCCTAAACCAGGAACCTCACAATATGCCGTAAATAGAAACGGTAAGAGTGATGAAATTCATGTAATTATTATTGATGATACTGGAACAGTTACTGGAATTCAAGGAAATCTTATAGAAAAGCATCTTGGTCTTTCAAAAGCATCAGATGCAATTTCTGCGGTCAATTCTCCACAAAAAATTTGGTGGAAAGATTATCTTGCAGTTTATTCAAATTATGTCTATGTTGGAGATAACCCTTCAGATGACTTAAATGCAAATGAACCAGTTGTTGCAACAGGATTCTCTACAGCATTTACTCAATTTACAGATTCTGAAGGTCTTTGGAATATTGATGCTCAAGATAAAACTTACAGTGCTCTTGGAAACGTAACTTATACACTTACTGGGGGTAAAGATTATAGTAACTCTGGCGGTATGGTTGCAACTCTTGGAGATTTATTTGCTGCATATAATTTATTCTCCAATGCAGATAAAATTGAAGTTGATTGCTTGATTATGGGTCCTGGATTGGGGAATAAATTTGAATCTCAGGCAAAAGCAAATCAATTGATTTCTATTGCTAATGGAAGAAAAGATTGTATTGCTGTGATCTCTCCACATCGTGCTGATGTTGTAGATATTACCAATACTGATACTCAAACAGATAATGTTTTAGAGTTTTTCTCACCACTTTCGTCCTCATCTTATGCAGTATTTGATGCTGGATATAAGTACACTTATGATAGATTTAATAATAAGTTTAGATATATTCCTTGCAACGCGGATGTTGCTGGATTAATAGTTAGAACAAATATTATTGCATATCCATGGTTCTCTCCTGCAGGTCAGCAGAGAGGCATTTTAAATAATGCAATTAAACTTGCATATAATCCAGACAAAGCACAGAGAGATCAACTCTATCCATTGAGAATTAACGCGATTGTTAATCAACCTGGTATTGGAATTCTTCTCTTTGGTGATAAAACTGCTCTTGGTTATGCCTCGGCATTTGATAGAATTAACGTTCGTCGTCTCTTCCTTACTGTTGAACAGGCACTTCAAAGAAGTGCTCAAGCACAACTCTTTGAACTGAATGATGAGATTACAAGAGCAAACTTTAGGAATATTGTTGAACCTTATCTGCGTGATGTTCAGGCAAAACGTGGTCTTTATGGATTCTTGGTTGTATGTGATGCATCAAATAACACTCCCGATGTTATTGATAACAATGAATTTAGAGCCGATATTTATCTGAAGCCTGCCAAGGCTATTAATTACATCACACTTACTTTTGTCGCTACCAGAACTGGAGTGAGTTTTGAAGAAGTTGCTGGTACTGTTTGATCTTAACTAAAAAACACCAAGGAGAAATTAAAAAATGGCACACTCTATTCAAGATTTTAAATCAGCACTTATTGGTGGCGGTGCCCGCCCCAATCTATTTGAGGTAACTATTCCAGCTCCACCAGCTGGTGTTATCTTAACTGAAAATTTTCCAATCTTGTGCAAGTCAGCTGCTCTTCCAGCATCTAATATTGCATCAATTGATGTTCCTTTTAGAGGAAGAATTTTTAAAGTTGCTGGAGATCGCACATTCGATACCTGGACAATCACAGTAATCAATGATCAAGATTTCTTAATCAGAGATGCTATGGAAGCCTGGATGCAATCTATTGGGCAATATGCCGATGGTAGTGGTTTTACTGATCCCAACGATTATATGTGTGATGCTTTTGTTAAGCAATTTAGAAGAGGCACTAGTGCAGTAGGTAAGAATACTGCGGTAGGTAATGGTTTGGAAACTGCAGCAACATATAAGTTTTTTGATATTTTTCCAACAAATATTGCTGCCATTGATCTTGCGTATGATTCATCGGATACCATTGAAGAATTCACAGTAGAATTCCAAGTTCAGTACTGGACACCATCGACTGAAGAAGCGTAATAAATAGGTTAAATATTAAGCATAAAATAAATTATGGCAAAACTATTTGGTTTTTCTATTGAAGATACTGAAGAAATATCTAAAGGTGTGGTTTCCCCCGTTCCTCCAAATAAGGAGGACGGGGTTGATCATTATCTAACTAGTGGTTTTTTTGGATCTTATGTTGATATTGAGGGTGTTTATAGAACAGAATTTGATTTAATCAAAAGATATCGTGAAATGGCATTGCACCCAGAATGCGATAGTGCGATTGAAGATGTTGTAAACGAAGCAATTGTATCAGATACTAACGATAGCCCTGTCCAAATTGATTTAGATAATCTAAAGGCAAGTGATGGTATCAAGAAAAAAATTAGAGAAGAATTTAAATATATTCTAGAACTTTTAGATTTTGATAAAAAATCTCACGAAATTTATAGAAATTGGTATGTTGATGGTAGACTTTATTATCATAAAGTCGTAGATCTCAAAAAACCTGAAGCAGGTATACAGGAATTGAGATATATCGACGCAATGAAAATGCGTTATGTTCGTCAAGCAAAGAAAAAAGAAACAGATAAGTATAAAATTTCAAACAGAATGATCGATAATCCAATGGATTACGACTTTCCAGAAATCGAAGAATATTTCATCTACGAACCAAAGATGAGTTATCCAACAGGATCTCCAGCACCTGGAGCTCTTGGTGGGGCAAATTCTGGAGTCAAGATGACAAAGGATTCCATTACCTATTGCACATCAGGTCTTGTTGATAGAAATAAAGGATCAACGCTTTCATATCTACACAAAGCAATTAAATCACTCAATCAACTAAGAATGATTGAGGATTCACTGGTTATCTATCGTCTATCAAGAGCTCCAGAACGTCGTATTTTCTACATTGATGTTGGTAATCTACCCAAAGTAAAAGCAGAACAATATCTTCGTGATGTTATGATGCGTTATCGTAACAAACTTGTTTACGATGCGAATACTGGTGAGATTCGTGATGATAAGAAATTTATGAGTATGCTTGAAGATTTCTGGCTTCCAAGAAGAGAAGGTGGACGTGGTACAGAAATCACAACTCTTCCCGGTGGGCAAAATCTTGGAGAAATTACAGATATTGAATATTTCAAGAAAAAACTTTATAATTCTCTAAATGTTCCACCATCAAGAATGGATGGAGAAGGTGGATTTAATCTTGGACGATCTTCAGAAATTCTTCGTGATGAAGTTAAGTTCAGTAAGTTTGTTTCTCGTTTAAGAAAGAGATTTTCTGCAATGTTTAGTGATATGTTGAAAACTCAACTTATTCTTAAAAATATCATTACTCCAGAAGATTGGAGAACGATGGATGAACATATTCAATATGATTTCCTATATGATAATCACTTTGCAGAACTTAAAGATGCAGAGTTGCTCAATGAAAGATTAAATATGGTTCAGGTTGCAGAACCTTATATTGGTAAGTATTTTTCTCAAGACTATGTAAGACGTAAGATTCTTAGGCAGACTGATATTGAGATCATAGAGCAAGATGCGCTTATTGAAAAAGAAATTAAAGATGGTATTATTCCGGACCCAAGTATTCCAGTGGATCCAGCAACAGGTATGCCTATGGACCCAAATGCACAAATGGATCTTGGACAACCAGTAATGGAACCAGATTTGAGAGCAGATGAAAGAGCAACTGAAGTAAATGCAAAGGCAGCAGAAATGCCCAAGGGTGGTGAAATATAAATAGAGACGATTATTAACTTGGTTTATAAAAATGGATGATTTAATGGATATGATTGCTGCTGACGAGTCTCCATCTCAAATTAGCGATAAAATTAAAGAGTTGCTCTTTACAAAATCGTCTGAAAAAATTGATGGATTTCGTCCTACAGTAGCAAATTCTATGTTTAATAATGGAACATCAGAAGAAGAGTGATATCTAATGCCGGATCTATCAGATCTTTTTAAGTTAGTTGCAGAAGAAAAAAAGAAAAAAAAGGAAGAAATGGAGTCTCTAATTGGAGATTCCTTTGATAAACTTTTTGTTGAGCAACTCAAACCCAATAAAAATGCGGTAGATACTTTAGAAGAGAAACTTATTTCGTTGAAGGATATTTCATATTCTTCAATTGATAAGTTGATGAAATCAATTTGTTCTGAATTTAATATCTCAACAAAAAAATTGCATAAGGATTTTGTTAAAAAGAACAAAATGATTCCGGATGAATGGATCAAAGAAAAAAGAGGGATAAAAAATGTTGAGAAGCAAGTAGAAGATAAAGAAGTAAAAGAAAATGTAATTACTGAAGGTCTTCTCAATATTCTACCAAAAGAAAAAAATTCAGATCCACTCACTCCACTAGATCAAAACTTTGCAACACTTGATGATTTGCAAAATCATTATAAGTTATTCTTAAACAGAATTCAACAACAACTTTCTACAATAGGTGGAGGTGGTGAAGTTCGTCTTGAGTTCTTGGATGATGTAGATAGAGCTACTGCAAAGACAAATGATTACTATCTTAAGTATGATGCGACACTCAAGAAGTGGGTAGGAGATACTATTCCAAGTGTGGGTATTGTATCCATTACTGGTATAACTACATCCTATCAGGCAACTAATGATGATGATTATATTGGTGTAAGTGCTGATGTTCCTGTAACAATTGTTCTTCCTGTAATTCCAAGTTATGGAAAAAAGATTACTGTAAAGGATGAGGGAAATAAAGTTTCTACATATAATATCACCGTCCAAGCAGGAATTGGAAAGAGTGTTGAAAATGATAGTTCAGTAGTTATGGACATCAATCATCAAAGTTTTACTTATTTTTACAACGGCAATAACTGGTACTTAATCTAATGTCTTATAATCCTCTTCCACAACCCGCAGCAGTAACATTACCAGCAATGACTGGGGATGCTTTTGGTAGATTGCGAGTATCAAATCCACTTACACTCTTTGATAGTTCTCATAGATTTAGAGATAATAATCTATGGTCAACAGGACTAACTGGTGTAGGAGCAACTTCTAGCTTCAGTGCAAATGAAGGATTGGTGAATCTTGGTGTTGGAACTGTAAGTGGTGAAGAAGTTATAAGAGAAACCACAAAGGTATTTGCATATCAACCAGGTAAATCTTTGTTGATTTTGAATACTTTTGCAATGAACCCAGCAAAAACTAATTTAAGACAAAGAGTTGGATATGGTGGAACTGCCAATGGTATTTACTTGGAGTTGGATGGAACTACTCTAAATGTTGTAGAAAGAACCTCTGTGACTGGTAGTGTAACAGAAACCAGAGTTCCACAATCCAGTTGGAATATTGATACGGTTGGTGCAGGAGCACTCAATCCATCAGGAGTTACATTAGATATTTCCAAAGCACAAATTATTTTTACTGATATTGAGTGGTTAGGACTGGGAACAGTTAGAGTTGGTTTTGTAATTGACGGACAGTTTATTCATTGTCATTCATTCCATCACGCAAATCTTATTACTTCAACTTATATCACTACTGCATCTCTACCTTTGAGATATGAGATTGCAAATACTGGTGTTACTACAAGTAGTAGTAATTTGAAACAAGTTTGTTCTACTGTTATTAGTGAAGGTGGTTATGAGCTTCGTGGATTACAACAAGCAATTGGAACACTAATCACAGCACCAAAAACACTTACAACAGCAGGAACATATTATCCTATTGTTTCACTTCGGTTAAAATCTAGTCCTGATAGATTGGATGCAATTGTTATTTTGACGGCACTTTCTTCTATGGGTGCTGATACTACCGATTACAACTGGCAGGTAATTGCAAGTGGAACAACTGGTGGGGGTTCTTGGGTGAGTGCGGGTGCTGATAGTGCAGTTGAGTATAAACTGAATGGAACTAGTATTACTGGTGGAAGAATTCTTGCGAGTGGATTTATGCATACCTCCAATCAAGCTTCGGCATCAATTGATATTCTCAAAGAGGCATTGTTTAAGTTCCAATTAGAAAGAGATAGTTTGAATGGTGTTGCTTATGAACTCTCATTATGTGCAACAGCAGCAACTGCAGGAGTGGAAATTTTTGGTTCAGTAGATTGGGAAGAAGTTAGTAGGTAATCAATTTGATAAATAACTAATAAATGTATTATAAGAATAATGACTCATAGACCAGTTGGTGCAGGTTCATCATTTGCATTTAGTGCAGGAACCGCCACTACATCATCAGCATTTACCGTTCAATCAGATACAGTAAGAGTTGTTGCTGTAGGTGGTGCGGCATTTATTTCTGTAGGTGCAACTCCATCTGCAACTTCTGCTGATTATTATGTTCCATCAGGAGGAACTGCAACTCTTGCTTTAACAAAGGCATCTAATAGAGTTGTTGGAGTAACTACAGGAACCACGACTATTGTTAATGTTCCCGAAGGAACTCAAGTTCCTTTTGGTGTTGGTGATTATGTAACGCTCACCGCAAGTGGACAGTCATATTATGATTTCAGTCACCAAAGAGTGATTTCTGTAGATACTTCATCTGGTGTTGATGGATATTTCCAAACAAGAATGACTGTTAATTATAATTCAAGTGGAATTGTTACAGCATTCTCCCCCACAGACGCAACAGTTACTGCCTCAAATAAAGTTTCTGCATATGGCGTAGGTGCAGGAACACTTTATTATCAACAAGTACAACTTACCAACCAAGCATAATGAAACTCATCACCGAAGAAATTGAATCAGTAGAAGTTATTACCGAAAGTATAAACGGTAAGAAAACTCTTTATATTCAAGGACCTTTCCTCCAAACTGAAGTTGTTAACAGAAACGGTAGAATGTATCGTATGCCGGTAATGGAAAGAGAGGTAAAGCGTTATAGTGAGCAGTATGTAAATAAAGGTCGTGCTCTTGGAGAACTTGGTCATCCAGATGGACCTACTGTAAATCTTGATAGAGTTTCTCATAAAATTGTTTCTCTTCATCGTGAAGGAAATAATTTCATTGGTAAGGCACAGATTCTTTCCACGCCAATGGGTAAGATTGCAGAATCACTTCTTAAAGAAGGAGTGACTCTTGGAGTTTCTTCTCGTGGTATTGGTTCTGTAGTAAGAAATAACGAAGGTTATTCTGAAGTTGGTGAAGATTTTATGCTTGCCACTGCTGCCGATATCGTTGCTGACCCTTCTGCTCCTGACGCATTTGTTTCTGGAATTATGGAAGGAAAGGAATGGTGCTGGGATGGTGGTATCCTAAAGGAAAGGGCAGCAGAAAAAACTTATAAAAGAATTAATACTCTTGTGGACGAAAATGTCCTTGAAGAGTATAAGTTATCGTTATTCAATGAGTTCTTAAATTCATTGTAATTTATTTAATTATAAATAAATATAGTTATTAACAAAGGTTAAACGGAGAGTTCAAATGTCTCGTGGAGATTTACAAGAAATGGAAATAGGCACAAAGCAATCCAAGACTGCTGTGAATGCTAATGCAAAAGCAGCAGACGCGATGCCAAATCTGTCTGGTACAACCCCAGGCCAAACCGGTAGTTGGGAAGACCTTGGAGGTCCTACCCCAGAAAACTACAAGTCCGATGACGACTCGGCAAAACTCAAAACACCTGGAGCAACACTCAAGCAAGTAAGAGATGTTGTTAACAAAGGTGCTTCTGCTGCGGATCCTATGAAGGGTATGAAGGAAGAGGAAGATATTGAGTATGATGAAGATGAAGAGTTGGTAGAAGCATCACATGAAGATGCCGAAGAAGAAGACGAAGATGAAGAAGAAGATAAGAAGTCTTCTAAAAAAGGCAAAAAAGAAGAAGATGACGAAGAAGAAGGTGAAGAAGTAGAAGAAGAGTTTAACATCGATGAAGATGTTAATGCCCTCCTCGAAGGTGAAGAACTCTCTGAAGAGTTCCAAGAAAAAGCACGTACCATCTTTGAGGCTGCTATTCGTTCTAAGGTTTCTGAAATCAAAGAAACTCTTGAAGAGCAGTATGCATCTGTTCTTGCAGAAGAAGTCGAAGAAATTAAGACTGAACTTGCAGAGCGTGTAGATTCATACCTTGAGTATGTTGCTGATGAGTGGATGCAAGAAAATGCACTCGTCATTGAAAATGGTCTTAAGACCGAAATGACCGAATCATTCCTTCAAGGAATGAAGGGTCTTTTTGAAGAACATTATGTATCAATCCCTGAAGAAAAATATGATGTACTTGAGAATATGGTAGAAAAACTTGATGAAATGGAGACAAAACTCAACGAGCAAATTGAGAAGAATGTTTCACTCAACAAGCGTCTCGCAGAGTCGGTTGCTGATGGAATCTTTGAACAAGTTTCTGATGGCCTCGCTGCTACTCAGAAGGACAAGCTCGCTTCACTTGCCGAAAGTGTTGAGTTTGAAAGTGAGTTAGAATATCGTGAAAAACTGGAGACATTGAAGGAATCATATTTCCCTTCAAGAGTAATTTCTTCATCTGCAAGAACTGAAACTTTATCTGAAGGTTTAGACCGTTCCCCAGAATCAATTTCTGGTCCAATGGCTAATTATCTTAAGACACTTTCAGCATTCGGCAAATAATTGAATTTAATATAATTCAAACCAAAACAAACACTTAACAAAAGGTAAACGCAAATGTTCCAATCCGAGCATCTGCAGGAAAAGTGGGCACCACTCCTCGACTATCAGGGTCTTGATACAATCAAAGATTCTCACCGTAGAGCTGTCACCGCTGTCCTGTTAGAAAACCAAGAAAGATTTTTAAGAGAGCAATCTGCTTTCGACAATGGTTCCATGAATATGCTCATGGAATCACCAACCAACAGCGGTAATGCTGCTGGTGCTGGCGGTGGATTCGGTGGTGGATCGCTCGCTGGTGGTCCTACCGCTGGTTTCGACCCTGTTCTGATTTCTCTGATCAGACGTTCAATGCCTAACCTGGTCGCTTATGACCTCGCCGGCGTTCAACCAATGAGCGGTCCTACTGGACTCATCTTCGCAATGCGCTCACGTTACACCAATCAGTCCGGTAACGAAACGTTCTTCAACGAAGTAGACACAACCTTCTCAGGTAATGATGCTGGTCGTGACGAATCAGCTGGATTCACTGATGCTGTTGCTGGTTTAGGTTCAACTGTACAGAACGGAACTAATCCTTCAGTTCTTAACCCAGTTGGTTCTGCTACTTCAACTGCATATAATGTTGGTCAAGGAATGGTTACCGGTGATGCCGAGAACCTTCAAGGCGACGGTGCTGATGCGTTTAATCAGATGGCTTTCTCAATCGAGAAAGTTACCGTTACTGCAAAGTCACGTGCCCTGAAGGCTGAGTATTCACTCGAACTCGCTCAAGACCTTAAGGCAATCCATGGTCTGAATGCTGAAGCGGAATTAGCAAACATTCTCTCAACAGAGATTCTTGCAGAAATCAACCGCGAAGTTATCAGAACCATCTATAAAGTTGCTGAGCAAGGTGCTGTACAGAACGTTGCAACTCCTGGTATCTTCGACCTAGACGTTGATTCCAATGGTCGTTGGTCCGTTGAGAAGTTCAAGGGTCTTCTGTTCCAAATCGAGCGCGATGCTAACGCTATTGCACAAAGAACTCGTAGAGGGAAGGGCAACATCATCATGTGCTCTGCTGACGTTGCTTCAGCACTGACCATGGCTGGTGTTCTTGATTACACCCCTGCACTCAATGCTAACCTTAACGTTGATGATACCGGCAACACTTTTGCTGGTACTCTCATGGGTAAATTCCGCGTCTACATCGACCCATATTCGGCTAACCTGACTTCCGCTAACGGAACTCCAGGCAACCAGTATTATGTCGTTGGTTATAAGGGTTCCTCACCTTATGACGCTGGTCTCTTCTACTGTCCTTACGTTCCTCTCCAAATGGTTCGTGCCGTTGGTGAGAACTCCTTCCAGCCTAAGATCGGCTTTAAGACCCGTTATGGTCTTGTTGCTAACCCATTCGCAGAAGGAACTGACCAAGGTCTTGGCCGTCTTCAAATTAATTCCAACCGTTACTACAGAAGAGTTGCAGTTAAAAATCTTATGTAAGTCTTTCTTACAAAGAGTACTCGGAGGGTTCCTATTGGGACCCTCTTTTTTTTATCTAAATACTTAAAAAAGAAATGACTAGAGGACAGATAGACAATAGAAACTTTTTATCACCAACAGGGTTTAAGTTTAGTTTAACAAGAACTCCTAAAGTTGGATTCTTTTGCAATCAAGCAAATATTCCAGATTTAAATTTAGGTGTTGCAGTTCAACCATCATATCTAAAAGATCTTGATACCCCAGGTGATAAAATTGTTTTTGGTGATTTAAACTTAAGATTTCTTGTAGACGAGAATCTTGAAAATTATATGGAGATTCAGAATTGGATAAGAGGTCTTGGATTTCCTGAAAAATTAAGTCAATTTGCAGACCTACAGGCAGCAGGATTGGTTCAAGGAAACTATACACAAGATAGGCAAAACATTTATTCTGATGGAACTTTGCAGGTATTAACAAGTAGTCAACTACCAAATTTCCAAGTATCCTTTAAAGATTTATTTCCATATTCATTGTCTACAATGACTTTTGATGCAACCGACACAGATATTCAATACTTTACAGCAGACGTAAGTTTCAAGTATACTATCTACAATATAGTTGATCTTAGTGGGAATCCTTTATGAGTTTTGATCTTGATATGATTCAAAAAATGTGGGAACAAGATTCCAAGATTGATATTGATAACCTACATACAGAGTCTTTAAATATTCCAGTGCTTCATGCAAAGTACTTTGATTTATATAATAATATTCTTCTACTTAAGAAAAAAGCAGAGCAGCAAAAAAAGAATGTAAGACATCAAAAGTATGAATACTTTACTGGAAAAGCAGACCCAGATGTATATGTAGAAAATCCATTTCCCAAAAAAATAAGAGATAAAGAAACACTTCAAGGATACTTAGATTCTGATGAAAAACTATCACAAGTTTCATTGAAGGTTGAATATTATGAAACAATGTTATCTTATATTGATAGTATTCTTAAAATGATATTTAATAGAACGTATCAAATTAAAAATTCAATTGAGTACATGCGTTTCCAGTCTGGGTTGGGATAGATAAATACTCATAGCAATTATGATGCTATGAGTGACGTAATAATTGAAAAGAAAAATGAAGTTCATTTAAAATTAAACTGTGAACCACATATTTTACACGAACTTCAACCATACTTTACTTTTGAGGTAGAGTCTGCAAAATTTATGTCCCAGTATAGAAGCAGACACTGGGATGGAAAAATTCGTCTACTCAGCACTCATACGGGAGAAATTTATATTGGATTGTTAGATAAAATTGTTGAAAAACTAAAACTTCATAATTATACATACGAATTCAGAGAAAATAAATTTTATGGTCTTCCCTTTGAGATAGATGAAA